ATTCCGTTATCGATTTGCCTTGGATCTTCGAGCCAGTCTTCACGTATTTGGCGAATGCCATACACCGACATAAGCCCCGCATCTAACATATAGTTATAAAGCTCGTTTAGCGCGTGGTTGTGCATGGTGGGGGCGTCCATTAAAGCCCTGTGCCAAACCGATTGAGCAACACGCATTAAGGGGGAAACGACGTAGGGGCTCTGGTTGTGCCACCATGGGTTTTTACGGGGCTCTCGAATGGTTCTACCGTTTGAACCCACAGCCCAAACCACGTTTTGCATTTTCAGCCCATCTTTTTCCAGAACCTTTCCGGTGCTTTGATCAAGGATGGTCCCCCAACATTCCCAAATTCCCACCTCTCGGCGGATATTTCCTATAGTTGTGTTTTGTGCGGTTTCTCTGGCCCTGTCTCTGTCTTTAAGATGTTCTGTTGGCGCTGAGGGCGCCATTGCTTCGATTGCATCCAAATTGTAGAGATCGGGATTAGCCTCTGCAATTTGAGCCAACTCGTAAAAGTCTTTTTCAATAAATTCAATTTCATAAAGGCCGCGCCCTTTATTGTCTGGATACCAGTTGGAAGGGCTTACCAAAGAGAGTTTAAGCTGCCAATTAGGAATATCCACTCTCGTGAGTTTTGGTGTCCGGGTTCCAGACTGCGACTCTGCAAAAAACTGAGGAGAGGAGACCAGCTCGCCCCCTACTTTTACAATCATCAAAGAGCCTAAGAGACCTGTTTGGAGAGAGTCGGACAAAAGCCAAGGAAACTTGTTTTTTTCTAATTGCCGCTTGAGGAGCTTTTCTATTTCGTCGGTTCGGAATAAGGGATCTTTTACGCCAAATTCTTCGGTCACCCCAAACCAGACACCCAAATCGATGAGGCCCTGCGCCAAAAACGAAGTGAGCGTGTCCACTGCGATTTGTTGCTTGGCCAAAAACTCGGTCGATTGCCCTTGTTTTTTATGGCTGAAGTCTTGGCGAAGGTGGTATGTGTCGAAATTGATTCGGTTTTGGTTAATCCGGTTGTGCCGCGCCATCCTGGCCTCGTTAATGTACGAAGTCGTGGTTTGTGCTACAGGATCATCGGGTGCGAATTCTTCTTGTGGTGGCATTTTTGGTAAAATATTCTTCTTTTAAGCCCGCGTCCACCCATAATGCGGAAGCGGTATTTTTCGTTTTTTTCTATTGTAACCCTTACGTATGCCAGTTGCTAGATACTGTAAAGCGTCGTGAGGGTGAGAATGATGATCCTTTAGTGGTTTAATCCTATCAACCGCCATTCCATCGATTTTATCCGGATACCGGTACCCTCCGGCAAAACCTGCGCAAAGCACCGGGCAATGTGGCTCCGAGATTTTAAACCAAGGCCCCTGCCTGTCCGATCGAGTCAGATAATATTCAACAGCAGAGCGGCGCGCCTCAAAAGCCACAGCGCCAGGAACACAACGCAGCCGCTTCGCTTTTAAAACATTCGCACAAGAGACTACGTTGGTCTCATTGGCCCGGTTGCCGGCCGGATCGTAAAAATCGAGCCAATCAACCATGGTGTCGCCCCACATCGGCCAGAGAGTTTTGCATTGTTTGAGCACTTTTTCAGAGAAGGTCTCGATACCCTCGTTCACTGCCGTAAATTCGTGGATCACACAAAGGGTGTTCTTTTGCAATTGGCAGATGATCGCGGCCGGAGTGAGTCCGAAATCCCAGCCCCTAAGCAAAGGCAGCCCCACATGAGGGCTAATGGTTTCCTTGGTTATGTGGTTTGCTTTTACAAAATCTGCGTAGACCGGTTTACCAGTCCAGGTTTCCCAAACAATCTCGTACTCTTGGTTCCATTTGCGAATCGGCATTCCCTTTGATGCTTCTCGCTTCCACTCAGGAGACTGTTTTGCCTCGTCCGCTGTGTAGTGCAATTCGAACACGGTAAAACCGTTTTTAGGGTTGTTCCAAATATGCACGCCACGCATAGGATATTTGTGATCAACCTGTAAGGGCTTTTTCTTCGTCTGATTCGTCAAGCTTGTCATAACATAGTGCCTTAAAAAATCCAGGAGCCGCAGAACTGACTCCGGTAAACCTGCCGCCACCCTCGAGTGTGGGATAGGCTGCTGAGTACATCTCCTCTGCGTTGTCCCAAAACGCCATCTCATCACCAAAGATGCCCGAAAAAGTAAACTGCCGTAACTGGTCAGAACCCGAAGGGAAGCCCTGAAGTAGCGAGTCCATTTCCTTTATCCTTAGTTTGTTAAAGGTCAGCTCGTACTTTGGTATGTACTCTTTTGGAAACTTGCTTGTATCGATATTTTTAATAATAAAGTCAGCCTTTTGTACTAACACATCGGCGTCGTCTTCTTTTTTTGAAACAAAGGCGTTGGCCCGGCCGCGATGAAAAAGAGTATCCCATGTGTAAAGGGCTATGTTTAGCCAGGTCATTTTCATACGCCTGGACTTGGGTGTGAGTAACAGGCGCTTAACTTCCCACACCCTTACATACAATTGTATGTAAGGAAGCTCCCACGGAAACGGTTTGATGGGGTTTACCTTATCGACCTGGTCAATAGTACGTATGCACTTTAACCACTCAAGTGGGTCATTAACGACGCGTTCAAGTTGCTTTATCGTTTCAGAGGGATCTCTCAATGGTCACTTATCTGATTTTTCGCTTTCTTTGTCTACGCCTTATTACTTCGAGCTTCGCATTGCGAGATGCCTGTATCCTGCGAACCCGCTGTTTTTCGCGATCGATGTTGATCTGTGCCGCACTTCTGGTGGGCTGGTTGGTGGCTTGCCTAATTGAGCGCTGGGCTCTTTCGGTGGCGGTTAACTTGATAAAGCCCTGATCAACGTCGTTTTTCTTCATCGCCATTAGGGTTTGCCCCCCAATGTGGACTCGTTTGGAGACTTTCGGTTTTTGTCCGTGGTCTCTCTGGTCACTTTATTGACGCCTGATTCAAGCTCAGCATCACTGACCTTTTTCCGCTGAACGGTTCCGTCGCTGTCACCGATGTGCCGCAGCCTTGGGTTCCTGCGGCCGCTAACTATCTTTTGAGCGGAACCCATCTTGGTTCCGTCTAGTTCGTTGAACGTCGCGTTAGGGTTTCTTTTAGTGAAACGCAGCTTTGCCATAATCTTTCCCTCCTTATACATACAGTATATATCTCGTCAGCATTAAAAAACAAAGAGTGGCAAAAAAAGACCATGACAACGGGAAAAGTAAAAATGTTGGTGAAAACAAACATGCCACCAAACAACATGATCCCAGCAGTAAAAGCAACTCGCCGCGTATATTTAAACCACATAAAAATCATGATAAATATTTCAACCGCTGTTGTCGCATAGGTAAGTATACGACTTAATGGTGCAGAAATTTGTATAGGCCAGGTGGCATACATAGAATCTAAAAAATACTGCATGAACAGCCCACTCATCCAATACTCATCGCCCCACCTGCTTAGGTTTACAAAAAAATAAATCATGCTCACCTGAACCTTCATCAAAAACCAGGCATACTTTTCCATAACTTTAAAGCTTGCTAGGAACATGAGAGGTGACATTACTCTTAGTATTAAATCCGCCCCGGTCATCGCCGGATAAACACGCGTTATCCACCCATAGTTAAAAATGAATAAGCCAATCAAACTAACTCTGTGTCTAGGGAACAGACAGCAGACAAGTGCAAGCGATAGTATTATCCCGCATTGCTGGGGGTCTAAATTTGCAAGCCAATGGGGGGTATATTCATTGGTAAAATATCCGTGCTTCGATAGGTAGGTACTGGCATACAATGATCGCCTTAATAGAACAATGAAATTTACTATCCCCCAGAGTGTGAATATGTGGCGCGGCATTTTATTGGTCCCCATGGGATGATTCGCTTAACATCTCTGTGCATTGATTGAGTAATGTGAAATTCAAAGCTAATACTACCAACGCTATACCTGTAGCACATGGCATCTACTGCACCAAATAACATCTGTGGAAACTTAGTAAGCATCTCTGCGAAACCCTTTGCTTGGGTTACTGGTAAATCAAGCTCAATCCTGTGCCCATCTGCCAATACAAAAACTTTAAAGCTGTGGTAGTTGGGCTTAGAGCTAAACATTTTCCACCGCTGTCTGGCCCCCGTCCAATGCAAGTATCTACCGATGGATGTATGCAGCTCATTTTTTAATTCAAAGCGTGTGCGGGTTGATGAGTAAATAATAGCTGAAATATGGATGACACAAAAAAAGGCGGGTAGCACCATTGCTACCCGCCTTAGTTTCATACTTATAACTCTGTTTTTTTTGTTAAAATTCGCCTTCCGTTGTGCTAACTGTGCCACCAAGTGACCAATCGTATAGCTGTTCGACGTTGTCGGCAATGGTAAACGGAACCTCAAATCGAACGTTTCCGTTACCAGAGAATTTTGAAATTGACCTGTTGGCAGTGGCTAGACCAGGAGTAGTCACCCCCGAGTTAGTAACCGATGTGATAACAAGCTGCATGTCAGATGCTAAGTTTCCACTGACTTGAACAACAACTTTGCCAGAGCCGCCTGTGCCAGCACTAGTAAATTGCCATTCGATGTCATCTGCGCAACTGGTATTTGTGAATGTTTGCGAGCTGCCTAGATTAAATTTTAGCCCAACTAAAGGACCAATTTTTAAACCGCCGACCGTAGAGCAGGTGCTACCAGAGATCCTTTTACCGTCAGAATCTTCAGCCCAAACCTCTACCCCACCTTTTGCTCCTGACCATGCCTTCGGATCGGGAATGGCTTTGAACATCGTTGTCGATTGCTGGCGTGAACTAATAATGAAGTATTTACCAGTAGCCGTTATGGGTGATGCCGTGGACAGTAGCCTTGGCTCTACACCGCCGGCAATGGGTGCAGAGTTTACAGTGTTTACATTTACACGATCCGTTTTATCAAAAATGATAAACGGTGCTGGCCCTGTCAATTGAAGTGCGTCCGCAGCCCAGGCAGTGGGGGCTACGAGCATTAATGCGATCAGTATGTATTTAAACATTGCTCTTTCTCCCTTTTGTAGCCGTTGGCTAAATTGCCTAGGCTTAGTTTAATGATCTACCAACTTCTAGATAGTCAGTAGAAGTCGAAATTAAAGTTAGCGTTCCATCCCCGGCGGCAGCCGCGGTGTAATTGCTGCTTAGCTTCACAGATCCACCGCATGCACCGTCTAGTGCCAAATCATCCAGTAAACGCCACGCCCCAGAACCCGTCTTATAAAGTGTTACCGAATGCCCGGCCTGTTTTGGGCACGTCAAAATGATATCTCTCTGTGTCGCAACGCTACTAGTAGAACTCATGTTGAGTACAGAACGACCATTCTGATTAATTACAAAGTTATCAGCTATAACGCTTACTATTAAAGGCTCGGAGCTGTATCCATCTGCATTTAGCGCGTTTCCAGACCAACCAATGCCGAAACAAGCCGTACTAAAAATAAAATAAAACGCGAGAAGTATTTTCATAACTTTTTCACCAACCGAAGTCTGCAAGACCAATCAACTGTTTCCGATGGAGATTTTACTTTAATGAGAACATCGTTACCGGAAACCGCGATATCTGTATCCCACCCAGATGTCCCTGGTTGATCGAAGGTTTGCACAATGCTACCAA